GTGGCCTCTCTGGCTTTTCACATTTTGTTAAGTGAAAAGACTTTCAGCCGGACTGTTAAATCCGCGCTGGCACCCACCTCTGGACGATTCTAAGTTTGAATCGAACCGAAGTCTGCGTAAGATGATTCAGAGGTCTCCCAACAAGGGGGACATGAAAAAACTTAAGCAGAGCTGACCAGCCGTCCAATTTATCAAATCTTTTACAAGACTTGATAGTTGGTGCTCTTACGAGCAACTGATGGAGCTTACTACACCAACGTGTGGCGTAGCTTGCATCCTGACGACTGTGCCAGCCAAGCGAAGAACTGTTTCGAGATACAAGAGGAAGGGCATATCCTAATCGCCCTTCAACTTCATTCTTGATACAGTCGCTAGTTTCGTAGTATCCGCCTAACCAAAATTGGTTAGACAGTGATACGAGACTAGCTAAATCGCTCGGATCGGTAGAGGTGTTGTCTGGACGGGGTTTAACGTATATCGGAGTTATATCAACTCCCTTGTACGCGTCCACCCCGCAAGATTCCTTGAAGTTTCCAACAAGGAAGCTTTTGCGCTCATTGACGATTAAGCCAAATGAGTGTAACCAGTCAACCACTGATGATGCATATCTAGTGGATACGATGATATCATCACCGTATACACGGACATGCCGAGCAACGCGCACTGCGTTCTTTTTATTTATCCGCAAGGATAAATGATCCAAGATAGCACAGATACATATTACTGTAAATGTGATAGATTGGACAGGGAACGTAAGTGCGTTTCCCATACCGGCAAACTTCCCCAATGTCACGTCGGAAAAACCGTCATTGACAGTGGGGGTTCTACAACCAACCATTCTCTGATAAAAATCAGGGAACGAGCCGAAAACGGATTCTACTAACTGTAAGGAAAGTAGGTCCGATGCCGACTTCAGGTCAATTGTAGACCATTCGCCGTTAAGGGAACCAGCCAGAGCAAGTTCTTGATTTTTGCTCTGATCGGTAAGTGCAAGACACTGTTTAAGAATATCACATTTGAGAATTTCTTCTCTCAGTATGATATTCAGTCCTTGTTGAACAAATTGGTTCAACACAGGTTCAACAGTGATAGTTCGGTTCGAAGTAGAATTCTTCGGAACCGAAATTAGTCTTGCACTGTTGCTCGAGGCTCTGTAATCGAAGGATGACAGGGCCGTTGGTAGGGTGGGTATGGCATTCGAAGATTCCGACAAAGAATCATCGAACGATAAGCCAAACTCATCATATCCAACGGACTCTGTGTCGAAGCTACCTTGGAAGATAGCATCGGCAACGGCTTGCCACTTCTGGTTCGCCTTTAGTCCTTCTTTTACAGCACCTGGGCCATGCTTACACGAAACGTCGTCAAAACTGTTAAGACGCAGTTTTGGCATCATGAATCGTGAAAGCAACTCTAACGCATACTTCCTGCTATCGGGGAAAATAACCCCTTTAGCAATGGTATCATTAGAGTAAAATCCTTCTACAGCTTTGGCATGTAATTTGTCGTTACTAGCCTCACTGAGTTGGATTTTCTTAAAGAGAAAGAGGACTTGATATAAACTTTTCAGTTTACTCGAGTCAACATTCTCTCTAAGGAGCCCAGTTATAGGGTCAAACACCTCCAAGTGCAAACCCGCAAAGAGACGCGGGAGCGCACCCCCCTTGACTTTACTAAAGCCAAGTGGGCAGTGGAACCGTCCCGAAGCTAAGCCTTGTTGAAGGGCCGAGCCAAAAGACGGTAAGGCTACGGATAGGAAACCGTAGCCCTCATGTTTGAACCTTTTCTCGAGAGTGATGATATCTCTCTCGAGGCCTTTCACATCAGGGTCTAACCTTCTGAAATCTTTCAGAAGGCTTTGAAGGAGTACGATTGGACTTTTCATGGTCACCTCCTTGAGGATGATCATTCCAAGTCACGTCGTACGATCCTCCTTCCGCAATTGGAAGGCATCTACATAAGACTGAGGATCCAGTTAAGAAACTGGGTCGCAGTCTCAATATGCTCTTCGCCCACAAGGGCGGCGAGCATAAAAGTTGACCCCAGTAGAAAGGAAATGGAGAACTTCAATGCACCTTTTGCCGATGAAGGCAGCAGGGACATTGCGTACTCTATTAACTTTGCCATTGGAGCAACTTTGTAGTAGTGACGTCTGTGTCAGCAATCGTGTCGAGCAACATCTTTATGAGGTTAACACCCTCAGTAGAGGTGAAGCCTACCGGCAACGAAACTGACATAGAGCACGACGCTTCTTTGCGTCGTACAACCGCAGTGTAAGGATCAGTGACGTCCTTAGCCAGCAACAGCTGGATATAATGACGTTCACCGTCCTTAAGCTTACCGTGATTGATCTTCAGGGTATAACCCCCGTCGTTCAAATCACGGCGTTCGGATCCAAACCCGTCTTGGTTGACAACTGCCAACGAAAGAGCGGGATTTGGCGCCGAAGCGGCAAC